TTGATGCAAGAGGCCGAGAATTTTGGGGCGATATAGATCAGGTAATTCCGCAGTGTAAATTTTGCCCCACAGAATTTAAAAACAAACAACTTTTTGCCGTTAGCAAGGTAAAAAATGCTACAACGGTATTTAAAATTACGCAATAAATACAAGTAATCGGAGTTTACACTACATGGCCTTAGAAAATCAATCCAGCTTAGATACATTAAAACAAAATCTTATCGATTATGTACGTCTACAACTAGGCGATCAAATTGTTGATATCGAGCTAGATGCTGAGCACTACGAAGCGGCCTATCAGCGTACCATTGGTGTATATCGCCAGCGAGCACAAAACGCCTACGAAGAAAGTTACATCTTTATGGAGTTGGTGACCAACGTTAACATCTACGACTTGCCACAAGAAGTACAAACAGTTAGACAAATTTTCCGTAGAACCTTTGGCGACTCAACTGGTCCGTTTGCGTCAAACTTTGATCCGTTTAGTCAAGCAAGTATGAACGTGTACCTGATGAACTTCAACGTAGCCGGTGGTCTTGCTACCTATGACTTCTATTCACAATATGTAGAACTAGCCGGCCGTATGTTTGGCGCCTACATGAACTATACTTGGAATCCTGTGACCAAGAAACTGCAACTGATCCGCGATCCTAAGGGCACTGGAGAATCAGTTCTACTTTGGTGCTATAATCTCAAACCTGAATTTAATCTCCTAAACGATTTTCAAATTGTACAATGGATCCGCGATTACATGACTGCTAGTTGTAAATTGATCATTGGCGAAGCACGTGAAAAATTTGGTACAATTGCTGGCCCACAAGGTGGCGGTACCCTAAATGGCACAGCCATGAAATCTGAAGCACAAATCAGTATGGACAAATTGGTTGACGAGCTCAAGAACTATGTAGATGGCAGCCAACCACTCAGCTGGGTAATTGGTTAACACTCTCTAGACTTTTTTCTAAACTTATGCTATACTCTTAGCATGAGCTCATTAATGATTGACATAGAAGGTTTAGGAACAGGTCCCGATGCGACCATTTTAACCATTGCGGCTCAAAGTTTTGACCCGTTTAGTACAGGATACTATGCCCGCCAATACTATGCCCGCATCACCTTAGAAAGTCAAGAAAATCGTAACATCCAACAGGATACCATAGATTGGTGGGCCACTCAGCCTGAAGCACAAGCCGAAGCATTCATGGAAGAAGGTCGTGTTGATTTAGATGTGGCCTTGGACAGCCTATACAAGTTGGCTTGGCAACACAAATTTATCTGGGCCAATGGACCAACTTACGATATGAATATTTTGGAACACGCCTACAAAAGTTATGGTAAAAGTTTACCTTGGCAGTTTTACAATGTGCGCGATGCTAGAACCATCTACAGCTTATGGCCCGAACTGCCCAAGCCACCCACAAGCCACCATGCACTTGAAGATTGTCGTAGACAAATTGATATGTTACAGGCCACATTGAAACATTTAAACGTAAAGGAAATCAGATGATCATTGGTATTGCTGGGTTTCAAGGAAGCGGAAAAGATACTATTGCTGACTACTTACAAAACATCTACGGCTTTAAGCGTGATAGTTTTGCCAGCACACTTAAAGATGCTGTGAGTTCAGTATTTGGATGGGATCGTGAGTTGCTAGAAGGGCGCACAAAAGAAAGCCGTGCTTGGCGTGAACAAGTGGATGCATGGTGGAGTGAACGTTTGAACATGCCCGATTTAACTCCCCGCTATGTGCTACAAGTATGGGGTACCGAAGTGGCTCGCAAGAGCTTCCACGATGATACTTGGATTGCTAGCCTGGAAAACAAACTACGCAAAACAAACAACGATATTGTCATTAGTGATGTTCGTTTTCCTAATGAAATTGCAGCCATTAAACGTGCTGGCGGTGTAGTAATTCGTGTTACCCGTGGGCCGGAACCTGAATGGTACGATGCGGCATTGAGTGCAAATCGTGGGCCAGAAGGTAATATGACATGGGCATTAAGCCTGCAACAACTAGAAAGATCCAAAATTCATGCCAGCGAAACTGCCTGGATTGGTACTCAATTTGACGCAGTTATTGATAACAATGCTGACGGATTGGACAATCTCTACAGCCAAGTCAAACGTCTGGTTCAAGATCTCCAGGTACCCAAGGGCGATCTAGCCGCTTGATCTCCTCTACACAATTTAGGCATATAGTTTTTAAATTGCGTAGTCCTGTGTTGTGTTGATTACCATCTACATGATAAACCAACAGTTGGCTAGCATATCTTGACCTAAACCCGCAACGATCACATGCGGGTTTTTTCTTATAACCTGCAGTTTTCCATCTTGCTTCTGGAATCTTAATCCCACGTTTTTTGGCAATACAATAGCCACACCGAGTTCTATAGTGTGGAACATCGTTACGATAGTAGTTTACAGCACTGGGTCTTTGTTTGCAACTTTGACAAATAGGGCGAATCATGGTATATTTATAGAGAAAACCTTTGTCAAAGGCCTTAACAACTCCATTCTTTTTGTCTTTTATTATAAATATTAACAACTAGAAAAAAGGATTCACCATGGCACTATTATCACCAGGCGTACAAGTTACAGTTGTTGACCAAAGTCAATATATTCCAGCTTCGGTCAACTCAGTCCCTTATATTTTACTCGCTACTGCCCAGAACAAAGTTTCCGGCACAGGAGTAGGCGTTGCTGCTGGAACACTACAGGCCAATGCTAACCGGGTATACCTGATTACCAGTCAACGTGATTTGTCGGCTACATATGGCGTACCATTCTTTTATAAAACCACAGCTGGCACACCGATCAACGGTTACGAGCTGAACGAATACGGCTTATTGGCTGCTTACAGCGCATTAGGCATTACAAATCGTGCATATATTCAACGGGTCGATGTCGACTTGGCGGCACTTACAGCCAGCTTGGTTCGCCCAGTTGGCACTCCTCCTAACGGGACTTACTGGTTAGACACTGCCAGTAGTTTATGGGGATTGTTCCAATGGAACATTACCACAAATGCATTTACCAATCAAATTCCATTGATAATCACAGACACAACACAGCTTGAAACAGATTCAACTGTGCCATTGCAAAGCATTGGATCCATTGGTGACTACGCTATCACAGCAACCAACGTTAATAATCCTGGTTATTTTAAGCGTGGTGGCCCAACTACCAGTCAAACATCAGCTACAGACTTGTCTGACTATTATAATACCTGGGTAGAGGTTGGCAGCGACAATTGGAAAACAGCATGGCCTACAGTGCAAGGAACCTTGGCACCTGTTTCATTAACTGCTGCAAATACATTTTTTGTTAACGGTGAGCTAATTACCGTTCCTGCTAGCCCTAACAACACAGTACAAGGTGTCAGCAATGCCATTAACTCTGCTGCCATCACTGGTGTTTATTCTGCTTTTGTTGACGGCAAGTTACAAATTTATGCCAACAGCACAGCCGAAGCCGACGGTAGTACTGACTTGTCAAATGGTATTGTTGAAATTACTGTTGGAACCGGAACTGTATTGACTAATTTAGGAATTACTGGTGGTCAAACCTATCATGCTCCTGCATTTTTAGCTGCGCCAAATTACTCAGCACCACGTTGGAGAAGTACCGATGATCAACCAGAACCAACTGGTTCAGTCTGGCAACGTACCAACAGTGTAAACTTAGGTGCCAACTTGTCAATGAAGAAATACAGCACAGTGCTAGGAACATATGTTCAACAAAGTTGTAACCTTTATTCCAATGATAGCACAGCCATTTATACACTAGATCCTTCAGGTGGCGGCAAAAACATTGTGGCTGGCACAACCATTGCACTAACTAATCCTGAGTATAATACTCCTGCTACACTGGGACTTGAAATTTTTGAAAGATACTCAGCTGGAACAATGATAGTAACAGGTAACACAACGTCTCCTGGTCCGTTTGTGAATGGCAACGAATTCACTATCAATGCAACTGTTCCTGGCCAAGCTGCACTTGGTGGTGCAGTAACTGCCACGTTGGCCGGAACCACAGTAGCAGACTTCCTCACAGCAGTCAGTGCCGCAGTTGGTGGCTCTACATTTGCATCTTATGTAACTGCCACAGTTGACAGTGCTGGTGCTATTGTGTTTACTCACACCGCAGGCGGAGATATTGTATTAGACAATACCACTGGTACTCCGGTTAATACCGCAGGTTTTGTGCCAGTGATTGATGGTGATCCTGCTACGGAATTCTGCCGTGCTGGTGCAGATGGTTCTTTGATACTTAGCTATTGGGTAGGCACACCAACCTTTACTTACACAGCCAGTTCAACTGGGCCAGACCAAGATCCAGATACCGGAACTTACTGGTATTATTCAGCCACGACACAAGCTGATATTATGATTCAAAATAATGGCGCATGGGTTGGTTACCAAAACGTAAGCAATGATGTACGCGGTGATAATTTAACTAATACCAATGCAACAGGACCTATATTCAGTACCACAGCTCCTACTACTCAAACCAATACATCGCAAAGTCCATTGGTATTCGGCGATCTGTGGATCGACACTAGTGATTTAGAAAACTATCCAGTGATCAATCGTTGGAGCAATGTAGACGGTTCAGATCAGTGGGTGCAGATCAACAACACTGACCAAACTACAGAAAACGGTATTGTTTTTGCAGATGCACGTTGGGCGCCTAACGGCACAACCAATCCAATCACAGACAATATTCCAACAATTAGCAGCTTGTTGACCAGTAACTATTTGGATCTCGATGCGCCAGAGCCTACATTGTATGCTCAAGGTACACTGTTGTGGAACACACGCAGAAGTGGATTCAATGTAAAATCATTTGAAAACAACTATTTTACCACTACTGATTTTAACGTAGACATTTATAGTTCCACAGCAGTATATACATACAATAGTTTTGTCAACTACAACGGTGTGATTTATGTTTGTACAGTTACACCTCCTGGTGCTGGATATCTACCTACCAACACCAACTATTGGGCTGCAATTGAAACTAATACTTGGATCACTGCCAGTGGTAATAAAAATGATGGTTCTCCATACATGGGACGCCAGGCTCAACGTAGTATTATTGTTGCAGCTCTTAAGAGTGGAATTGATACCAGCGTTCTGGTTCGTGAAGAACAGCGTCAGTTCAACTTGATTGCTTGCCCTCAATATCCAGAGTTGATGCCTAACATGGTCGAACTTAACAATGATCGTAAAAACACAGCATTTGTAATTGGCGATACTCCATTGCGTTTAGGCCCAGACAGTACAGATCTCACCGCGTGGCAGACCAACAACAGTGGTCTTGGATTGCCAACCAATGATGGCTTGGCAAGTTCTGATACATACCTTGGTGTATTCTACCCTAGCTGTCAAACCACAGATTTGTCAGGTAGTCCAGTGGTACAACCACCAAGCCACATGATGATCCGTACAATTATTCGTTCAGACGAAGTGTCCTATCCATGGTTAGCACCTGCTGGTACACGTCGAGGTGTAATTGACAATGCCGCACTGATTGGTTATGTAAACGGCACCACAGGAGAATTTGTAACCATTGGTGTAAATCAAACCACAAGAGATGTGTTGTATCAATTAAATATCAATCCAATCACATTTGTTCCAGGTATTGGCATTGTTAACTTTGGTAACAAGACAGCCACAAATGTTACAACCGCACTGGATCGCATCAACGTAGCACGTTTAGTAGCGTTTATACGTGGCAGATTAACAGAAATTGGTAACACATATTTGTTTGAGCCAAATGATCAAATTACTCGTAACGAGATCACCAACACTATTACCAGTTTGATGATTGATTTGGTCAACAAGCGTGGTATCTATGATTACTTGGTGGTTTGCGATTTAAGTAACAATTCACCAGCTACTATTGATGCCAACGAACTGTATGTTGATATTGCAATTGAACCGGTTAAAGCAGTTGAATTCATCTATATTCCATTGAGAATACAGAATACTGGAACAATTTCGTCTAGTATCAGTACTGTGGCCACTGCTGGTTAATACCATGGCAAACAATACCATAAATAAAGTATATAGGAGATAATACCATGGCAGTTTCATCGTTAACCAGAATGACAGTACCCTTGGCAAGTGATCAAAGTAGTCCAAGCCAGGGTTTATTAATGCCCAAACTCAAGTATCGCTTTCGCGTTACTTTGCAAAATTTTGGGGTTAGTACACCCGTTACAGAATTAACTAAACAGGTTATAGATTTTGCTAGACCCAGTATTGAATTTGCAGAAATTCCAGTTCCTATCTACAACAGCACAATTAAATTGGCTGGAAAATACACCTGGGCAGATGTGGCATGTAATGTGCGTGATGATGCCGGCGGCCATGTATCTAAACTAGTAGGCGAGCAATTACAGAAACAATTGGACTTCATGGAAATGGCCAGTGCTGCTTCTGGTATTGATTACAAGTTCTTAACTGTGTTTGAAGTGTTAGACGGCGGCAACGGAACTTCTACACCAGTTGCATTAGAAACATGGGAACTGTATGGTTGCTATCTTAAGAGTGTCAACTATAATGATTTCAACTATGGAACCAGTGAAGCCGCTACAATCAGCTTGACAATTACATATGACAATGCAAGTCAGGTACAAGGCCAAGGAGTTGGTACTACTATTGGACGCACCGTAGGTGACGTAGCAACTGGCGTTGGTACCATTTAATATATTATGGCCTTTGGTCAAGATTTCCTTAAAGGATTCTTTGGCGCTGATGGTTTAAAAACCTACGATCACGCCAGCAAAACATTTCAAACCAATGGCTTTGAACTTGCTCCACGGCAAAAGTTTTTATTCCATGTTTATTTTACCATAAACACTCAGCAGATTCCTGCTCTGCGCGGTGCCTTTCCTAATTCAGATAATGAACAAATTGGTCTCATGGTCAAGACTGCTCAACTGCCATCATACACCATGGGCGTGGAAACTCTCAATCAATACAATCGTAAACGGTTGGCACAAACCAAAATTGATTACAATCCGGTGCAGATAGAATTTCATGACGATGGTGGCGATCTTGTGCGTAACATGTGGTACAACTATTTTAAATACTACTACAAAGACCCTAGCCAAAAATACGATAACTTGGCCAACACCAATGGACAAATGGCTGCCATGATTGGAACACCGGCTGGATTCAGTTACAACAATAGAGATATCTATGACAACAGTCGCGCAGTCAACGACTGGGGTTATATTGGTGAATCCTACAATGATGGCTACACCACACTAGATGGCACACCAAGTGGTAAACCACCTTTCTTCCGCGACATTCGCATTTATGGATTGAATCAGCGAAAGTTTGCTGAATATATTTTGGTCAATCCCATGATCACCGACTGGCAACATGACACATATGATTACAGTGCTGGCAATGGCATTATGAGCAACCGAATGACCATCAAGTACGAAACAGTCAAATACTACAGCGGAGCCATTGGCGGAGTCAGACCTGACACCAATGTGGTTGGGTTTGGGGATCCTGCCTATTACGACACAGTACCTAGTGCGTTGGCCAGGCCCGGCGCTACTCAGACTGTGTTAGGACAAGGCGGATTGCTCGACGCTGGAATTGGTATTATTCAAGATTTAGAAAGTGGCACAGTGGGCGGCCTAATAGGAGCAACACAAAAAGCTGGCACTGCTTATAATACATTTAAAAATGTCAATCTTAGAAGTGTGGTCAATGGAGATTTAAACAAGGCAGCCAACAATGTTATTCGCGGTGTACTGCCCGGTGCACTACGTGGAGCAAGTTCTTCGCCGCTGACATCGCCAGTAGGTATACCCACACAATCTTTAGACTATCGTAGTGGCGGCATATTCTTTCCTACGCCACCTACTAGTACAACACCAGGCTAACCATGACCACAGTTAATGCTACCAACTTCTCAATAGATCAAACTGTTAGAATTTTTGATCAATTTTATAACTATGCGGCCAACGTACCATCACAGGAATATGATGCAGTGTTGAGTTATTTTAAAAGCGTGTTTACTACTGCAGCGGCCGCAGAAAATTTTACTTCAAGTCTGTTTAGAGTAGCCGACGAGTCCGACACTAGTGCAATGACACTGTTACAAACTTTTCAACAAGCTGGTCAAGCTGAACCACAAATAACTATCCTAATGGCCTATTACCTTAACAGTGTGCGTAGCACTTCTACATTGCTAGGTGTACTTGCTCCAACAACACCAAACTTCTACGCGGCAAGAAACGTAAAGGCCTGACCATGGCCATGAACTACCGTCAAGGCGCTTATGCTGTAAAAAACACTGCCAAGTATGTGGGCCGTGGCACACCAAGATACAGATCCGGGTGGGAACTTACCTTTATGATGTTTTTAGATTCAAATGAAAATGTCCTACAATGGGCCAGCGAAAGTATCAGTATACCTTATCGCAATCCACTTACTGGCAAGCAAAGTGTTTATATTCCAGACTTTTTGGTAACCTATCGCGGCCCCAACAACACTACAAAGGCCGAGCTGATAGAAATTAAACCCAAAAAACAAAGCGTACTTGAAAGCAAGGCAAGTGACCGTGACCGTGCTGTTGTAGCATTAAATTATGCCAAGTGGGATAGTGCAACCAAATGGGCCAAGAAAAATGGCCTTACCTTTCGTGTGATCAACGAAGATCAGATTTATCATCAAGGCAACAAAAAGACCGGTAAATAGGTCATGACTCGTAAATTAGAATCTCTTTTCAATTTTCCGCCCACAGAAGAAAGTGCCCAGGACGAACCAGTCTTGACCACAGCAGAAACACAGGCCGCTATTGTAAAAATAGACGATACCCTTGACAAAATTGATGCCGCCCTGCCGGCCATCCGCAATTTAGACGCCAGCGATCGAGAACTAGACGACATTGCCGACTTGGCCAAAGAAAGCTACCAAAATCTCAGCGATTTAGGGTTTAATGTAGACAGTCGCTATGCTAGTGAACTGTTTGCAGTGGCCAGTACCATGCTAGGCCATGCACTCACAGCCAAAACAACCAAACTAAACAAGAAATTAAAAATGCTGGATCTACAGTTAAAAAAACTCAAACTAGATCAAGATGCGGCTAAAAATGCACCTGAGGATGCTGTCCAGGTAGGCGAAGGGCAAGTTTTAAACACCCTAAGTCGTAACGATTTATTGGAACGCTTGATAAGTTCAAGAGACCAAAAAACTGAATAAGCATAAATATCATATAGGAACCCGACCGATGAAAAATTTTCAACAATACCTCGCAGAATCTGAGCGCACATACAACTACAGAATCAAAATTGTAGGTGATGTTGCTCCTGATTTCGTCAAACAGCTAGAAGAAAAACTTGCACAGTTTGACATTGTAAAAATCACCAAGCCAAAAACCACACCGGTGCAACTCAAGCCTGCTGACTTCCCCAAGCACAGCAACGACAGTGTAACCAGCATGGACGTGGAATTTCGTTATCCAGCTATTGAGCCACAGATCAAACAGATCGCTCAATTGTTGATGATGGATCCAAATCGCATCATCATGTTGACTACACCGCATGAAGAAGGTATGGATTCAGAGCGTGAGCGTATTGCGGCACAGAACAAAGATTTGTTGGACACGGATTATCCTGCTGACACCGCAGAACAAAAAGCCCTGATTGCGGATTATTCTGCTCCATATGATGAGCATGCAGTATTAAAGAACACATATCGTAGTGACTTTACAGTGGCCGGTGGTAAGACTCCGCCTGCAAAAACTACAAATGATTTGCCAATGGGCAACGACAGCCCAATGACCAAAGTAAAACG